CCCGGCTCCACGCAAGAACAGCCGCCAGCCGTGACCGGCAACTCTCACCTGCCGCCCAGACGTCAACCAGATAACCCGCAACGGCAGACTGGTCTGCCGCCTCCGGCACGTCCGGGTCAGGGCTGCAGGTCAGCAGGAACGGAGGCGGCACCATGCGCTCCACGTGTATCACTGTTGGTTTGAAGGCGGGCGCGGCGCAGCCCGTCAAGGGCAGCACGCAAGCCAGGAGACACAGACTGGCACGTATCTTTCGGGCCTGAAGCATGGCGGGAAGACTCCTTGATGGTTGCCGCGACCGCGCTGCGCTGCGCATCAGCGGCTGACACCTCACCCAACCGGGCTACAATGCGGTCACGTTCCATCCGCAAGACAGAAAGCGCGGCAATGTTGGTGGCATTGGCCTGCTCGGCGGCGGACAGACGAACCATGGCGTCCTCCAGATCACCCCGCAGACCGGACACGGTGCGCCACTGCCACGTGACCATGGCGGCCAGCGCAGCCAGAACCACCAGCGGGTGCCGTAAGGCCAATCGCGTTATGACAGCAGGCATAGGGCGACCTCCTGCTCGCGCCGGTGGACAAGGCCCCGGCAATTGTTGGCCGGATCACGACAATCTTTTTTGCCGACAAAAACCCAGCGCCGCAGATCATGACAACCGCCAGCCCGGTCCCCTTCGTTGATTTTCCGGAAAGCCGTGGACTTGCGGCAGGCTTCTTGACCAACGTTGAAGCAGAACGAAGCAAGGGCGGCCAGCGCAGATTCAGGCAGCGGGACAGAAATGAATCTTTCGACAGCCTCAAGGCTTTCAGCCACATCCGCCTGAAGAAGAGATCGGCACGTCTCCGGGGCGGCTGTCTGGCCCGGCGCAACGTCGCGGGTGTGGCCGGAGCAGATAGTCCAGACGCGGGCGGCATCCTGATACGCGCTCAGGCGTGTCCCCTCATGGCTCGCAATGTACGGCAGGGCGATGGCCATGGCCCCGGCACCACCAGCGACAAGGGCCACAACAGCCGCAGGAAGACGGGGAATCATGACCGCCCCCGGTGACGGGTCCGAACCAGCGCCCAGTAGCGCGGCACAAGAAGCCCTATCTGAAGGCTGACGTAAATGAGGGTGCACCATGCTACCAGCTCATTGAGCGAAAACCCCATCCACGACCACATGGCCCCTGCCGCCGCCGGGGCAACACGGAGGGCGGCATCAAATTCGTCATGCATCTCACTCAGTCCCACAGGCTTATGCGTTTCTTTACAGGGGCGGATACGGGGGGGAGGGTGATGAGCGTTCCGTGCGGCAGGACAAGGCCAAGATCAGCCAAACCGGGGTTTGCCGCATAAATGCGGGCCGTCATCGCGGTGTCTCCATAGACCCGCAGGGCCAACTGGTCCACGGTCTCGCCGTGCAAGGATCGAACGGAAGCCATCAGATCAACTCCACAACAATACGAGGCTTACCGCACAGCCTGGCCGTTGCCTCGGCGGCATGGCGAAGGTAGTCACGGGCTGTAACCTCCAGATCATCCGCACGGCCATGGCCCGACTTTGTGCTGTCAAAGTCACGGGTGGTCAGAAGCAATTCGGCACGGGCGCGGGCGTAAACAGCCCGCTTGTAGAAAAGGACTTTTTCCGGCACGCCCCCATACGACGTCTGCTCCGGAACCTGATCAAGACATGCTGCTGTCTGCGCAGACCTCCACGCACGAACGCCCGCGTTGACCTCCAGAATCGCGGCCTGCACGGCAGCGGCCATCCGATCCGGGCCAAACGTGTCTCCCAGCCCCGTTTGGGACCGGAATTCCGCAAGATCGACGTTCGGGAACCAGCCATCATTGGTGATGGTCCGCTCGTAACTCGTGGCCCGAAAACTGGTAGGTACAAGAACAGACATACGCTTTGATCCATGGTAGTGGCGGTGACGGCAGAGGACCGTTCAGGGCCTTGGAAGGCTCATCACGTCCCCCGCGCCGTCACCGCGCCGGGGGGCCTGCTATGTCCCTTCGTCCGATGCAACAGAAAGCCGCCTCAATCGCGCCAGATGGCTCCGTACACCGCACTTCGGATGGAGGGCGAGCGCGGCCTCGAAATGATCCATTGCCTTGACCGGGTTGCCGTCCATACAGGCAAGGCCAAGCGCCTTGTGTGCCTTTGCCCTCACTTCGTCCGGCATGTCGGCCTCCTGCGTCAGGAGCAAGGCCCGGTCCAGCGGTGCTGCGTGCAGCGGGTCCGGATCAGGGCGCTCGAGCGCAACATCCGCCATCTGCTCAAGCAGTGTGGTGGGCAGATTCCGGGTGAAACCGGGCGGCATGCTCAGATCATGGCGAACAGCGTAATCCGCAATGTGCAAAGCCCCCTCAAGATCACCCGTATCCAGACGCCACAGCATGACCATCGCCAGAACATCGTCCTGTGCACCGCGCCCGCCTTCAAGGACACCATCGACATAATCCGTATAGGCGGGCAGGAATTCGGCCTTCGCCGCCGTCTTTGCCGTACGTGACTGCTTGGTTTTCAGAACAGATGTATGCAAACGTAACTGTGCCTGCATTTTTTCAGATGACGACCGGGCCGCCATACGGTCCATGGGGTCGCTGGCATCGTGGCGGGCCGCCATTGTACGGATGAAATGTTGACGGGCCGGCGACATCACGCCCACCCGTCCTGGCCGTCCGGGAGCAGAATGCCTTCGACCAGTGCACACTTGCCCATGTCCTCAACAACATACGCCTCGTTGATCGAGAGATAGTCCACGATACGGTCGCGCTTTGGCTCGTCCTCGATGTGACGACGATGGCTTCCGGCCTGCCAATAGATGGAGAGGTTCGAAGGCGAGGTAACCAGAACGGAGCGGGCCGGGAAAAACGGCACCGTCAAGGCCGAGCGCCCGCCGATGGTTTTGTTCAGGATGGTTGTCTGCCACGCCGCCCGCTCGGTCGGCGCATCGGCGGTCGGGTTATTGATCATGGACAGGTAACGGTCGTTCAACAACTGGTTGCCGACGATGACCACGATCGACGGATCGCCCCGATGATGCTCCGCAACAAGCTCGTTGCAGACATCAAAGACCAAGGCATCCAGATTGCGGTAATCGGCGCCCTTGGCCTCGCCCATCTTTTTTCCGGACATGACACGCGCCGGGGCATCGGTGCGCAGATGCTGAAGCCAGCCGATGTTCACATCTTGCAACAAGGTATTCGTAACCGGGTTTGTATTTGCGGCTGCTGACGTTCCGTTCCAGCCAATCATGAGCCGGTCACGGGCTATCTGCCGGGTTACGTGATCCCTGATCCGTGCGTGAAAATCCGGAAACTTCGCCCAGCTATCCAGAAGGGCATAGGGAACGAAGGTGTCAAAATCCGTCTTCCGGCACGTGTACTCGCGCTTCGTCAAGCCTGTGACCGCGCGGGGCTGCCTGTCCTTCTCGGCGGTATTGGTACGCCCTGCCACAGGGCCGGAGGCACCAAGGCCCAGAATCTGTCCTGACTGCTCAGTCCGGGAGATCATGTTGATGCTCTGGAGGAAATCTGCGCTGTCCTGAATGCGGTCTTCCAGCGTTTGCTCGACGGTCGGGTCGATTGAGAATTTTGTACTGGTACTCTCCACGCCGTTCAGGCGCGAAAGCTGGTCGGTATAGGTCTGGAACAGGGCACGGGTCTTGTTATGCATGATCAGCAATCCGTCAGGGCTATGCTTCCGGTTGCAACCGGGCGCGGTGGGTTTGCATCGGTGGATGAAAGCTTTGTAACCAGGTCATCAAGGGCGCGCCGGGTCTCGGCAAGCTCGGTAGTCAAGGCATCGACCTTGACGGCAGGAGCACAGGCCCCGATACGCTCCGATAGCCTTGACACCTCGTCGGCAATGACAAGAATTCCGTCTGCTGCTTCGGATGTGTGGACCGTCTCTGCCTTGGGTGGGCCTGCCAGCATATCCCGGACGCGCGACAGGAGACCCGGCCTGCTGTCATCATCGGCGGCAATGGTATCAAGCCGGAAGTCATCCTCAACGACCGCGCCATACAACTGCACGCGGGTCTTGTCCGGTGCCTTGTCCGACTGGATAGCAAATTTGAGCATTTCGGTGCCAAGCGAAGCCGGGCTGTCTGTAATAGCCAGACCAACCAGATATGCCTCGCCGCTCTTGGCAAAATTGGGATCAATCTCGACAGACCAGTAAACCTTCTGGCGGGATGCCGCCATTTTGATCAGATCCTCGGTTGCATCCATTTGCGCCAGCAAGACGCGGTTTCCGGCCTTGTCCGTGTCGGCTTTGACCGCAAGCACGTCGCCATAGGCCCGCCCCGGATTGTCGGGCAGAAAGGACCGCATATGCTCCAGCCAGATCCGCGCCCCATAGCGGTTGGGATCATAGGTTCGGGCGACCTGATCTATCTGGTCGACGGTTATTTCGCGACCATCGACGGTCCGCCCGGACGTGGCGACGCGAAAAAATTTGGTGACAGGCATAGTGCACTCCGGATCCGGTTAACAATCTGTACGCCAAACCGTGGTGCATGCCATGCCTGCGGTGCAAACGTCCGGTGGTTATTTTCGGCTGAAATAACCTTCTTTTCCGTGCCGAACCAAAATGGCTTCGACACTATTGCGCCATGACATGCCTCACAGACAGCATAGAAACGGACACCTCAACGCGCCTAATTGCCCGAAATCTGTTCTGGCAGGGCTACACGGTTGCGGAAATATCCCGCACTTTGTCCCAGCCCTACGGCACCATTGACGCCTGGAAACGCCGGGATGCATGGCAGGACGCGCCGATACTGACGCGCATAGAGGGGCACGTTGAAACCCGCCTTATGCGACTGGTGGTCAAGGAGCAGAAGACAGATTCCGACCTTGCGGAGATTGACAATCTTGCACGCATTCTGGAGCGCACGGCCCGCATACAACGCTTCAAGACAACGGGCCGGGAGTCCGACCTCAACCCGGCCCTTGAGAACCGGGCAAAGGGACGGCGCCGGAAGCGGGAGGAGCAAAACGCCATCAGCGATGAGCAGGTCTGCACTTTGCGCCACGATTTTCACGCCAATCTGTTTGACTACCAGAAGTACTGGCACAGCGTGCGCCATAACCGGGCGCGCAACATTTTGAAGTCTCGTCAAATTGGTGCCACGTGGTATTTCGCACGGGAAGCGTTTCTCGATGCGGTAGAAACCGGCGATAACCAGATCTTCCTGAGCGCCTCAAAAGCACAGGCACATGTTTTCAGGAGCTACATCGTTCAGTGGGCCAAGGATGCTGCCGGTATAGAACTGAAAGGCGATCCTATTGTTCTTGCCAACGGGGCCACACTTTATTTTTTGGGTACCAACAGCAAAACCGCACAGTCCTACCATGGACACGTATACCTCGATGAGTACTCGTGGATCGCAAAATTCCTGGAATTCCGGAAAGTCGCATCAGCCATGGCGACGCACAAAAAGTGGCGACTGACTTATTTCTCGACGCCATCCGTAATCGGCAGGGATGCTCACGCCTTCTGGTCCGGGGCCGCCTGGAACAAGGGGCGGGCGAAGGCAGACAAGGTTGACTTGGATACCTCGCACACAGCCCTCAAGGCGGGGGCCACGGGACCGGATGGGCAGTGGCGGCAGATTGTTACAATTGAAGATGCAGAGGCGGGCGGCTGTAACCTGTTCGATATTCCGAACCTCAGGCAGGAATACAACGAACAGGATTTCAGGAACCTGTTCCTGTGCGAATGGGTTGATGACACCACCTCGTTCTTCACCTTCGAGGAAATGCGCCGGTGCATGGTGGACAGCTGGGACGAATGGAGCGATTTCGCCCCGGACCTTGCCCGCCCCTTTGGCGACAATCCGGTATGGATTGGTTACGATCCTGCCCAAACCGCTGACAACGCCTCTGTGGTGGTGGTCGCACCTCCGGCCATGGATGGCGGCAAATTCCGGGTTATCGAAAAACTATTTGTTAACGGTCAGGATTTTCAGGAGCAGGCAAACCGCATTGAAACACTGACCCGACGCTACAACGTAGCGCACATCGGCATTGACACCACAACCATTGGCGCTGGTGTTTACGAAATGGTGCGCCGTTTCTTTCCGCAGGCCCGCGCCATTACCTACAGCGTCGAAGTAAAAACCAGAATGGTCCTGAAAACCAAGCAGTTGGTTACCCGTCGGCGTCTGGAGTTCGACGCGGGTTGGACCGATGTTGCCGCCGCTTTCATGGCCATTCGCCGCACCACAACAGCTTCTGGACGGCAAACAACTTTTTCCGCCGGTCGGACCAAGGAAACGGGACACGCCGACGTGGCATGGGCCGTGATGCATGCAATAGATCGCCTGGATTTCGACGGCTTTGAAAAGGCCGAGGGATCTTCGCACGGATTCATGGAGTTTTTCTGATGAGTTTGGAAACCTTTACCTTTGGCGACCCCCTTCCGGCCATCGACCAAAGAGACATAATGGGCCTCTTCCATTCCGCGTGGTCCGGCAAGTGGTATGAACCGCCCATGAGCTTTGAAGGCTTGGCTAAAGCGCTGAATTCCAATCCACACCACCAGAGCGCCATACACTACAAGGCGTCACTGCTTGCATCACGATTCAGACCGAGCCGCCTTTTATCGCGACAGGACTTCCGGCGGCTGGCACTGGATTTTCTTGTGCTTGGAAATGCGTGGGTCGAACGCCGTCAAAACCGCCTTGGCTCGACACTCCGTCTCCAGCCAACGGTGGGACGCTGGACGCGCGTGACACGAGATGGCGCGGTTGTCCTTCACGAGGGGCAGGATTATGCGATCCGCGCCCCCCATGTCCTGCACCTGATGAATATCGACATCCACCAAGAAATCTACGGTATGCCGGACTACACCGCTGCCTTGCAGAGCGCATTTCTGAACGAAGCCGCAACCCTGTTCCGGCGGCGCTATTACCTGAACGGCACACACGCGGGCTTTATTCTTTACATTAGTGATCCGCTCAACAGCCAGGATGACGTGGAGAAGCTGCGGGACCAGATGAAAGGGGCCAAGGGCATCGGGAATTTCAAAAACATGCTCTTGTACGCCCCGAGCGGCAAGAAAGATGGCGTACAACTGATCCCTATTTCTGAGGTCGCCGCCAAGGACGAATTTTTCAGCATGAAAAACGTGACGCGGGACGACATTCTGGCCGCCCATCGCGTCCCGCCACAACTCCTTGGTATCGTGCCTTCGAACGCCGGTGGATTTGGATCTGTCGAGAATGCTGCCGCCGTTTTCATCGACAACGAGATCAAACCGTTAATGACGGCATTTGAAGTGGTCAATGACTGGTGCGGTGAACAGGCTGTTGCGTGGATCGAAGCATAACCGAGTATTGCAGGAAGCTCCTTTATCGGTTTTTTCCGCAATACTCTCTTTGCGTGCTGCCTCAGCGCATGGTGAGGCGGCGGGGCTTCTGAGGCCGGGGCGCGCCCTCTTCAGCGATTGTGTAGTCTTGAGATGCTGCGGGAATTCCCATTTCGCGCCGGGCCAGATCAGCAAGAAAGGCCGATCGTGTAAGGCCTCGCTCCTTGGCGGCCTGGTCCGTGGCGTCCAGTAATCCGGCATCCATGGTGATATTGGCGCGCACCGTGCGCCCGGTCAGATGGATAAACGGCACGGCCAGCAGAAAAGCTCCATTTTTTAAATCTGCCTGAACATCCCGCAGCCGTCGCACGACCTCAAGGGAGCGGGCACGCGGTATGCGCTCTCCCTCCAGGTGTAGGGCCACAGCCTCGGCGGCATTGGGAAGAAGCTCATCCAGCGTGTCGGCGGCTGAGAAACATCCGGGGACATCCGGAAAGTGTATCCCGTAGGCACTGTTTTCATCTTGGTGAACAACACCGATGTAATAACGCATGAACGTCTCTCCTGCCTAAAGTAAACCGGCCTGCCGATAAATCTGACGCACTGTACCAATCGGAAGGTCCTTTTTGGGATGCGGTACTGTGACAGTCCGGTCCTCGCATTTGAACTTGTGATGGGATCCGGTAGTTCCGACCAGTTCAAAGCCATGGGCCTCCAGAAGCTTGATCAGTTTTCGGCTGTTTGTCTCAAACACGGTGCCGCTTTGCCTCCCCTTACGCCCAAGGATTATACGCATTATGATACACACGGTCAAGCTTTGGCGCATTATAATACGTATTATATTCGGGAGAGTGCCCGGCGCAGCCTCACATAGAGGCAGCGATGACGGGACAGCAAAGCAAGGCAGATACCGCATGCATCCAGCGTGTCAGTAAGGATGGGACGGACACAGCCGCGCCCGCAATAAAGACCATTTTCGCAGCGTCACGAAAATGGTGGTGAGATCTTGCTCACCCGAACCCGAGGAACAGCGCCAAAGCCCTATTCACGCTGACCATGGTTTTATCATCCAGCCTGCCAAAAGCCTCGCCCACCTTGTCACGACGCACGGTCATAACCTTGTCGACCATGATCTGTGAGGGCTTGCGCAGCCCGTTGTCAGTATCCGGAACAATATCCATGCGGATCAGCGGTGCATCAACCAATGTGCCTGTCATCAGCAGAACCGAGACGGTTGCCGTCTCAATAAACTGATCGGATTGGATCACCAAGGCCGGGCGCGGCTTCCCGAAGTCGCCCGGCAAGGAGATAGTCACAAGATCACCGCGCCTCAAGGTTGCGCCTCATCGTCCAGATCGAGAAGAGCCGCGTCCATAAAGTCATACAAACCAGCGTCTGCCCTGTCCGCGCGAGCCACAACATGGGCTTGGCGCTGGCATTCCTCTCTGAAACCCGGTTGGCGGGTATCAGGAATCCATATCTGGACTGGCCGGAGTCCCGCAGCCCTCAGAGCAGCCCGGCGCTTGTTTACCCGCCCAGAGACTGGCGTTGGCATGGGGGCCTCCTGTATATAAGCCTACGCGTTACATGTAACGTAACCGATGGTGGGTGGAGGTGTCAAGACCAGTCTCTTTCCGCGCTTTTTTTAGACCTATCCAGCGAAGACAGCTCACAGCCTTATGCAACTAAATTCAGTTGCATTTAAAGGATCCTTTCCCTATACTGGGGGCACAAGCTAGGAATTAAGGTGGCATGAACAGGCGTAGCAAGCTGGTGGACCGTTTCCGGGCCTGCCCCAAGGACTTCACATGGAAAGAACTGGTGAAGGTTCTGGAAGGCTTTGGGTACACAGAGGTCACCGGCGGCAAGACAGGTGGTTCGCGTCGTCGTTTTATCCATCCCGATGCCGCCTCCCTTTCCTTGCACAAGCCGCATCCAGGGACCATCCTGAAGCTGTATGCGCTCGAAGCTGTTTTACAGCATCTGAAAGACGAGGGCCTTCTATGAAGACAATGATGGAGTACAAAGGGTATTACGGAAGCGCTGAGTTCAGTCCTGACGACGAGGTTTTTCACGGAAAGCTCGAATTCATCCGCGATCTGGTCACCTATGAATCAGACGACGCCAAAGGTCTGAAGCGGGCCTTCCATGAAGCCGTTGATGATTACTTGGCGCTTTGCCATGAAAATGGACGCAAGCCGCAAGTCCCCATGAAAGGCTCCTTCAACGTCCGGGTCGGGCGCGACCTGCATCGCCGCGCCATGCTGAGCGCTCATCGACATGGCGTGGGACTGAACGACACCGTAACAGAGGCCCTGCGCCGCTACCTGGACGAAGTGGACGAACTGTTACCGGAGCATCTGCGCCATGGCATGCCGGAAGCTCAGGAACACAATGACAAACCTGGGCGGCGTCCGCTCGCCTCACGGTAAAAGCTGGTAACGGCAGCATCCGTGCCGTTTTCCGCCGCTATAGCGGCGCTCCAGAGCGCCTTCCTGAACGAGGCCGCGAAGACAGCCCGCAGCCTTATGCAACTGAATTTAGTTGCATATAAAGGATCTTTTCCCTATACTAATGGCACGGCAGGAAAAGCAGAAAAAAACGAAGTCTCCCCCCGCCACGCTTGCGGCTTAAATATGCCTCACATTCTGCAGTGCAGAGAGTGCCTCTACGCCAGCAGTTGCCTTGCTTTCCACGCACCATGGAGACCTGTCAAATCTCTGCATTTTTCTGCTGTTATTCTGCAGTACGCCGCACGGTGATTAACAGGCCGCCAAGGCAATAGCCTATCAACATTACCATATCCCCATATTTGTAAATTTACGCATTGCCATATCAGGCGATTGGCGGATAATCATACTTCTTGAACAAATCATTCAGCGCCTCGGTTACAAGCTCCTTTATCGAGTTCCGCCGCATCTCAAGTCGCATTTTGTCAACTTGGTAATGCGCCTCTGCCGGTATCTCGACGATCAATTTCTTTGTCGGTCGCTCAATTGGCGTAAGCCCCGGGTCAATGGTGACAGGCGTTTTAGGCGTGAGTTTATTATGCAATGCAGCGTGCAGGCTTGGCTTTGCCATGTGTCTTGCTCTCCATCTGGTTAATAATAAAACGGTATAATGCTGCGATTTCTTCGGCGGCTTTACTGTCTGATCCAAGCTCCTGAACGCCCTTGCCCATTGTGAAGGCATGAACAAAGGCCATGCGATTGCCAATGGTGACGGGGGCAAGCGCAACGCCGTACCCTCTGATCGCCTCGGCGGCCTCCTCCGTAAGACTCCCGCGCGGTGGAGTTTGGGTCAGAACGGAAACAGCGGGCTTGCCTGCAAGCTGGGCTATTTTCACACTCGAACTGATTGCGCGTAGATCAACAAGCGACGGCTTGCACGGGATCAAGATCAGGTCAGCAAAGGCAGCGGCATCCAGAGCATCTTTTTGTGAGTGCGGAGCCGTATCAAAAATGACAAAGGCTGCTCCACTCTGGCGGGCAGTTTCGATGTAATGCGGAATGCGGGCGGCATGAAGGGAAATGACTGCGGGTGACTCATCGTCTCGGCTGTCCTTCCACCCCATAGACGATGCCTGCGGATCAAGATCGAAGATTGCGGCCGCCCTACCATCACGTTCAGCAGCGATTGCAAGATTAATGGCAAGGGTCGTTTTACCGGCCCCTCCTTTTTGCGATATGACAGCTATTGTCCTCATACCATATCCCCATATTGCCACATTTAATGTTTTTTACATGGCCATATTTACTGATTGTCATACTGCCATAATTATCCAAATTTACAACCCCTTATCAGGGTACACCTTCGTCGTCGTAAAAAACGTTGTAAGCGTCTTTGCATTCGTCAGAGCATAGCTCCTGCACGTCCACCGATACTATATAGGTATACTTATGGGGGATTATTTCAGCCGTATCGCGATGCTAAGGCTTTAATCATTAATTGGTGTATACGTATTTATTTATGATAAAAAGAATACCTTGAACTATAAAATACAACATATGATTTTTGAAGTTAGATTCATCCATGAAAAAGATGACTCAATAAACTAAGTCAGATTAATAGCATTAATGGGGTTGTCAGAAAAAAGCCTCTGTGCTGACATGTAGACCACATTCAACTTCACCTGTATCGATATCAGCGTCATTCACAAGCACAGCTAGAAAAAGCTGATCCGTTTTAATGTTTAGGAACAATGGAAAACCAAGCATCACTTGCGTGGGACAACATCAGTACGAGAGAAAATTATAATGTCGAAGAAACGTGTTTTTGTAAGTTTTGACTACGACAATGACAATGAATTAAAGGAATTGCTCGTTGGGCAAGCAAAAAATCCCGACACGCCGTTCGAACTCGCAGACTGGTCTATAAAAGAACACCTGACAGGGGATTGGAAAGATAAAGCAAAAAAAAGAATTCGGTCTGTAGACCAAGTAATTGTTCTCTGCGGCGAGAGCACACACAAGGCAAATGGCGTTGCCGATGAACTTAGAATAACTCAAGAAGAGGGAAAAGATTATTTCTTGTTGAAAGGTTATAAGGATAAAGAATGTACAAAACCGACATCAGCTCTTAAAACAGATAAAATGTATACATGGAATTGGGACAATCTCAAGGCGTTAATAAATGGGAACCGCTAGATCCCATGATTGGCGTCTGGAACAGAGAAAGCAAGGATTGCATCGAACGCGAAAAAGAGATCGCAACAGAGCAATACAAACTTTATGTTGAGATGGCTGATAAGATCAGCGATCGGCGCGTACATGCAAACAAATTTTATGTTGCCCTCAATTCTAGCCTAATAGCTTTTTACGGCTTCGCTACAGCCAAGAACTCCATCGTCCAAAATGATTCTTGGCTGTATCTAGTGCTTATAGCCGGAATTCTTATTTGTTTTTTGTGGATCGAAACCGTCAAATCATACAAGAATATTAATACAGTCAAATTCAAGGTGATACATGAAATAGAGGAACACCTTCCTCTTGCACTATATAAATACGAGTGGGAGCTTGCCAAGCAAGGCGATGGATCAAAATACCGCCCTACATCGCATATTGAAATGATTGTTCCATGGGTATTTGGATTTCTTTACGTAATAATTGTATCATGCAAATGCTACTCTTATTTTTTTGAACTTTATCATTAAATGTCCTTGATCGGGGGCGATGTTTGCCGGACCCCGATCAAGCGATTTATTTTTCTTAAAGCACCTACGCATAAACGGCCATTTACAAGCCGGTCCGGTTTCGAGACACCGGGCACGGCAACAGGCGGCGTCCACGCTCTCAAAAACCACGCTTGAAACCATGTCGGTTCTTGGTGATGTTTACGATGCGTTTTGAGGGAGATGTCATGCTGATCGGCTACGCCCGCGTTTCGACGCGAGACCAGACCACAGAGCTACAGACAGAGGCGTTGTCGGCAGCCGGTTGCGAGCGCGTGTTCGAGGACCAGACCAGCGGCAGCCGTGAAGACCGTCCCGGCCTTTCCAGTGCGCTGGATTACCTGCGCACTGGTGACACACTGGTGGTGTGGAAGCTGGACCGTCTGGGCCGGACCGTGAAGCAGCTTGTGCATCTGGTTGACAGCCTTCAGGCCCGTGGCATCCACTTCCGCAGCCTCACCGACGGCATAGATACCGGAAGCCCGGCAGGCCGGTTCTTCTTCCACATCATGGCCAGCCTTGCCGAGATGGAGCGCGACCTGATCGCCGAAAGAACACGCGCCGGACTGGACGCCGCCCGGAAAGCCGGACGCAAAGGAGGGCGCCCCGCAAAGATGACCCCCGGCAAGATCACGGCAGCCCGCAAGCTTCTGGAAACCGGAACACCCGCCCGCACCGTCGCCGAGAGTCTCGGCGTGTCACCCGCTACACTGTACCGCTGGCTGCCTGCCCAGACGGCTTAGCGTGCTTTATTTTCCGTTTTCTGAGACGCCGCTTTTATCAGCTATAGCTTCGCGCAAGAGAGCGTTAAGTCGGTCCTGCCATCCATCGCCCTCAGAGTGAAGATACTCAAGGATATCAGGATCGAGACGAACGGGTGCTGTTCTTGTTACACGCGCCAAGGGAGAACAGCCGCTCCGTACGGGGATTTTTTCAAGCGCTTCTGCCCATTCAGGGATATCTGTGTCCTGTTCTTGTTTTTCTACAGACATTTTCTGAATGGCCAGTCTCAAACCCATGGTGCGCAAAATCGCCATCAAGCTGCGAATCTCCGGGTTTCCTTTGTGCGACAGGGTACGATACAACTGGTTCGGGTTCAGCGCTGCCGCCTTTGCCACCTGACGCACCCCCCCGAATGCTGCGGCCATCTGGCGCAGAGCTATCAGCAGTTCCCCTTGATCACCATCTTCCAGAATGCTGTTCAGCAATGCCTCGGCATAAGCAGGATCATTACGAAACACTTCTGCCATAGCTGTATCATGTTCCCGGTCTTTCATTGTCAAACCTCTTTAACGTTTCTGCCAGTCTTGCCAGTACGAACAAGCGCGCTCAATGTCGGCCTTCTGCCTTCGCTTGTCCCCACCGCAGAGCAGAAGGACAATTTCCTTGCCTGCTCTTGCAAAGTAAACGCGATAGCCTGGACCAACGTCGATGCGCAGCTCATACACACCATCACGCAATGGTTTATGATCACCAAAATTACCGAGTTCCATGCGGTAAATACGACGATCAATGGCAACCAGGGCCTTGGTGTCCCGTATTTGCTCACGCCATTCGGCAAAGTGGTCCCGGCCATTTGAATCGAGATAGTGTCGTATCGTCTGCATGACGGGGATTATCGTTTATAAACGACATTGTGTCAAGCGTTATTCTTTTGAGCCGATGGGAGTGACAGCCTGCATATTGCTTACCAAGCCATACCGCTCCTCCAGATGGTGCAAACAAAAAACTCAACCATCCGTCCCTTGTTCGATCCGCGCCGGAGGCGAGGGCGAACATGCCCGTAAGGGCGTGGACGTCCCTCGTCCCGACGCCTTCAGAAGACCAGCGCGCGCAACGGAGTGCAACAGGCCGAAGGCGCACCGCAGCCACGCGCAGCACGTAGTGCGAGCATGGCGAGAAGCCACCTGTTGCACGGAGAGAGCACGTTGGTATTAGGCTCCCTCCCCGATGACGGGGAGGGGTGTGCGCGACCCTAGCGCACGCCTTTTTATATTTATTTGTTTGTTTAAAGGTTCTCTCATCAGTTTCTGAACCCTAGAAAGTCCGGAAAAGGGGGTTCTGGTCCGTAAAATCCGGATTCTTGTTTGTGTTTCTGTGGATAACTTTATTTTGGGCTTCAAAAACGACAGCAAAACAGGGGGAGAAGGTGCCGGAAAAGGCCCGGATTTGCTGTCCGCACAAACGGCTACGCCCGCTCAAGGGCGGGTTTTAGAGGGACAGATTGTAACTGGCTGCTAGTCGGGCGGCTTGCGCTTGCGGGCCTCTTTCTGGTCCAGAATACGCCGATCCAGATCAGCCTGCTTCTGTTCATGGGCATCCCCGTAGCGTTCGAGAAGCGCAAGGCCCTCACGGACCTCACCCACCTCCCGCGCGGCCTTGTACATTTCACGCGCACTCGGCCACTCGAAGGGGTAGCGGTCAAAGACCTTTGACTCATCCATCTTCAGTTGCCACCGCGCCGGAGACAGAAAGGCGTATGCGTTGGATACTTGCTTCAGGAGGAACCGACCGTTATCAAAGGTCCGTTTGATGCAGCGGTTGACCGCGAAGATAATGCCCTGTTCCCGAAGGAATTTCAGCGCCTTGTAGACCGTTGTCTGACCGTAGCCCGCCTTCTCTCCAAGGGTCTTGTAAGAGCATGTCAGTTCGCCGGTCTCCCAATTGATCATCTCGACAAAAGCCCGATAGACAGCGAGCACCGAGCGGCCTCGTCCTTCATAACGCTGCACCTCTGGGCTTGCTGCGAGTTGCTCCTTCCAGCGCAAAACCGTCTTTCTCGGCGGCGGCTTGCCGAACTTGACAAGATGCTTCTCGAACGCGCCGCGACGGCACTGCCACTTCGGACCGTCCGGCAAGCCGAACGGGGGCGTGAGCCGGAAGCCCGGTGAAACTGTGTCTGGAGGGGAACCTGAAAGAAACAAAGACCGCGCCCTACCTTGGGGCCGGGAGAGCTTTTTTTGCTGGAGTCTCGAGAGTGATTGACTTGGCTGAAGCCGCGCCCTATCTTGGGCTTTGCGGTAACGCCTGCATTCACTGCCTAAGACCAGCGTAAGTCTTCCGGCTATGATTACTACACACAGTGGATGTGCCGCAAACCGTTCGTCGCGGTAGGCAACACAGCCCGGGGTTCTCCCCGGGCTTTCTCTTTGTCGTTTATTTTGGGCGCGGTGTAAAGCCTTGCGTGTAAAACGGGCCTAGCCGTGCGCTGTGACCGCGCAGCGTCCAAACATTCACGTCTAAAAAGAAAGCCCATCATTCCGCCTCTACAATCTTGTTGTTTTCATCGAGCGTGTACCAAGTGTCGGGTTTGATGCCATTCTCACCGACAACCCCGACGACAACGCGCCCATGATCTGAACCGCGCGCCAAAACCCGAAACGCGATTACGCCGCCATCACTTGCCCTGGCCTTTCCGCCGCCAAGCGCATCATCGACGAACACCAGAGCCAAGCCCGCGTGCGCTGCCTCTGCCCAACCGCTTTCACCTGCGATCGCAACATCCCAACCAATCGAATGGCCATCACAACCAGCAATCGCTATGTGATGTGAGTCAGCACATCCGCCCTCGCCAACGATCGCAACGTCCGACCACAAAGCGAGTCCACCGACCGGTGCAAAACACACAGGTCCGTAGGAAGACAATACGGAGAGCCGGTAATCAAAGCCGCGATTGAAAGCGATCGTGCCACCATAACTCTCAACTTCCATGCAGAGGTCCGAATCATCAGCCGCAGCACCCCAAACACGCTTGCCTCTGCGGAATCGGTCACGCCAGCCCATTACCACCCTCCTTCATCGGATTGCTTTGAACCTCTGGCCTTGACCCCATAACGGGCATACAGGCAGTCGGCAGCCTGCTGTGGTGTCAGGTAGTTTTTCCGTCGACTCGCGCGGTATTCGTTGCATCGCCTTAGAAAGAAGATCGCGACCAGAATCGCCAAGCCGCACCACTGCATGGCCTGGCTTCCCAAAAGCCAGCCGGCACCAATCACTGCAAAAATCAGCATGAAGGTGACGGCATCGCGCCGCCACGACTGCTGCACCGTGGTTTGCAGGATGATTATTTTAACCTTGTCGCGCCAACCAAGGCTTATGCTCTCGGTCGCGTGAACACCTTCTACACCGTGAGTCGTCTTCATGGCGCGCACCTCGTCACAGGAATGGAAACTGCATTTGATTCGGCGAAACACCGACAGCGAACGGAACGCCGACCCGCCGCCGACCCGGCAACGAACTTTCGTTGAGAGAGCGAACCGGCGTCAGCGCGGCCACAAACATTGCGGCGCAATCCTCGCTGGTGCACAGATACGTAATCTCGCGGTACACGTCGGTAACCTGTCGGGTCTTGACCGTCCGACACCGGACGCCGCAATACGGACACTGCGTCGAATTGCTCGGACCTGCGCTCATAGCTTCACCAAGAATTGTGATATTGCCACAACCGCTTTAGTCAGTTCCGTGCGGCACACGGCACGCTCCTGATGGTCGATGTGACCGTCGGCCAGCGCCTCGGCCAGAACCGCAGCACCCTGTGTAATGTCGCGCATCAGTGAAAGGCCCGTGATTGTCTCGTCCCCGGTTCGCCTCACACCGGACAGCCCTGCCGGGCGCAGAACGGTTTCGGCAAATTCAACGGGCAAGACCCGGATCAGGGTCATTGCGTTGTGCCACTCCGGGCAGCTTTCGTTGCGAAGATAGCGACGGATCGCATCCTGCCCCACACCTGTGGCCGCCGCGACGTCGCCGACAGAAAACCGCCGTCCCGCTCCAACATAGAGTGACAGTGCGTCACTGAAGGCTTGACGTACGTTCCTGATCTGTTCTGGGTCTATCATGATAGACCCCGCGCGGAGTTAACGGCACAGTGACCCGATGAGTGACAAGAAACAGAATATTGCGTTTGCACCCATGCTCCCCCGTCTCCGGTTGTGGCCGGAGCAAAGTTCCCGGGAAGAGGCGCTGGTGCTCCGGGGGCTAAAAAAACCGCAACAAGTCGGCCCCGCACACCTTTGGCCTTTCGGCTTGGACATGCGCGTGCGGCCCCCGGAACATGGGCATGAAAACACCGCCTTGCGGGGCGGGACCGCTTGTTGTGGGAGATTTTTAGGCTCCTGCCCCGAACCTTACCCGCAACAGGCGTGGAATGCAAGCACCGCTGTGCTGGCAAAAAGGGCGTGGCAAGAACAGAATATTGCGCGTGCACCCATGCTCCCCCGTCTCCGGTTGTGGCCGGAGAAACCACACCGGAAGAAGGTGCAGGCGCTCCGGGGGTTAAAACCGCCGCAACAAGTCGGCCCCGCACACCTTTGGCCTTTCGGCTTGGACATGCGCGTGCGGCCCCCGGAACATGGGCATGAAAACACCGCCTTGCGGGGCGGGACCGCTTGTTGTGGGAGGGTTTTAAGCTCCTGCCCCGAACGTTACCCGCAACAGGCGTGGAATGCAAGCACCGCTGTGCTGGCAAAAAGGGTGTGGCAAGAACAGAATATTGCGTTTGCACCCATGCTCCCCCGTCTCCGGTTGTGGCCGGAGCAAAGTTCCCGGGAAGGGGTGCTGGTGCTCCGGGGGATAGAAACACCGCAACAAGTCGGCCCCGCACACCTTTGGCCTTTCGGCTTGGACATGCGCGTGCGGCCCCCGGAACATGGGCATGAAAATACCGCCTTGCGGGGCGGGACCGCTTGTTGTGGGAGGTTTCTATTCTCCTGCCCCGAACGTTACCCGCAACAGGCGTGGAATGCAAGCACCACTGTGCTGGCAAAAAGGGCGTGGAAACGGTGTCTTGGTACTGCAATGCACGGGACACACCATCGATGTTCCTGATCTGTTCGGCATCAATCATGACTGAATCCCTTCGACAATCCGTCCATGATGGCGACCCAGAGCGTGAGGGGCAGAAGAAGGTAGGCTGGTGTGGAACGCTATCGCACGGATGATCTTGTTCGCCGTAGAAACAGACACAGATGCAGAGCCACGCTTCCAGCGTGTGAACGAAGAGCGTGAAACACCGGCATCCCTGCACACCTGGTTGATGCTAAGGCCCACAGCTTTGGCAATGCGCTCAATCTCATGTGGTGTAACAGGGTGCAACACAATCAGCCTCCCTTGTGATCAGGGGGCGATTTTAGGCACGCCTTTCTAGCAGGGCAAGCGTTTTAGTGATTTTTATAATTTACCATATTGCTAAATCAGTTCTCAAATGATGACCGTAGGTGCGAATTTGCATACGGTAGCCTGCATGAGCATGAATGTGGGAAATAAGCAATTTCGCGAATACATAGACGCAGTGAAAGCAGTCACTGGTCTCTCACCGACTGCGATTGCTACAAAAGCTGGGCTTTCGTCATCAACGGTAAACACGCCGTACTACAGACCAGAGCTTGGCGTCACACCAACGTTACGAACAATAAACAAGATCGCCAAGGCCACCGACGTCCCGTTTGACCCCATGAGCTTTGATGAACTCGGAGCGATGGAGGACATCGACGAGAACAGGGAAAAGGCGCGGCCAAGAAAGAAGCCTGTCTTCAGGGGCGAAAAGGTCGGTTCCGACGCCTTCCAGCGATACATGAAGTCCGTTATTTCACAAACCGGACTTAGCCCCACAATGATCGCAAAAATTTCAGGTGTGTCCGGCCCAACATTGACCAATGCCTATTACACTGGAGCGCCTCCTACCCGCCGCACGGTTGACAGAATTGCGCAGGCAACCGGCATACCATTTGCGGGAGCCACAGAGGGTGTGACAACGGATGATGAGAATACTGGGCGCGACACGTCTCACATGGCGCGATGCCAACCGATACCAGTTCCACTTGATGTCTCTGCCCTTGAAAAGGACCTGCCGATAGTTTTTCTACATATAATAGAAGTGCCTTCTAACAATAAGTTAGAGGGGTACTCTATGAAGAAAAATGCCATCGAATTCTGTCGGCGTCCACCGGGCGTAGCGGGTGCACCAAATGCTTACGCAATCTATGCACCAGACGATGCTTTGGTGAAGTACGATTCCGGTGACTTGCTGTTTCTGGTGCCTGATCGGCCTGTCAAACCGGGCGATCATGCCCTCGTTCACGTGCAGTACAAGATGGACCAAGAACCCGTCGTGCACCTTGGACGCCTGACCGCACGCAGTGCAACATCGATTACACTGTCGATCGACAGGCCGGAACCAACACAACAAAGAATTGCACTCGATAAAATCGTTTCCATTCACAAGATCCTGAGTAATCGGGAAATTTTTGGCATCTGAGAACAAGGAAGGAGAGACGGCGTGCCGGATGGTTTTAATGCGTTGCAAAGAGAGGTTCGGTCCGCCGCATCCCGATCCCCGGAATTTTTGTCTTTTGACGGCCTAGTGGATGCTGAAGACGTCTGCGACAAGGCCGTCTGCATGGAATACACCAATGCTGACGGTGGAAAGTCGAAGCGATGGATCACGATGCGCAGCATCGACGAGGACGGACCAACGCCGAAGTTTTTCGCCTATTGCTGGGTGCGCCGCCAAGTGCGCTCCTTCCGGGCCGATCGCGTAGAAACGTTTATAGACTGTGATGGCGAATGCATCTCCGGGCGGGATTTTTTCGAGAGAATCGGCGTTAATCTCCCGCCGCCCGCCTCAGTAAGCCGGTCACGCAAGAAGAGCCGGAAAGCCGATACGGAACACAGCAGCTATAACAGCAGCAGCGGAACCGCCGCCACCACGGAGTCTGCTGGAACAGGAAACACTATCGCAACGCTCGTCTTTATCGGCTTTGTTATTTACCTGATCAGCCTGCTCTTTTAACCTAAAAAGGTTGTTTTCTGCAATCATTATAAACCGAGAGTAAGCATTGCCGACATCTTGGAGACGCAGGAAATCTCTACAAAACAATGAATTGTGCTTGATTTGCGCATATTATGCGCTATAATCGGAGGCGTGGTCAGGGGGCGGGCTGGTCCGCCTCCCCGCCACGAAACAGAGGAAGAGCATGGAAAAACTTCCATTCTTCCTCTCCCTTCGGGTTAAATTTCTGGGTCTTACCCTGAAACTTGTAATCCGGAGGTAGAGGACACCGGGAGGGAGAGATCAGCTCTCTCCCGGACCTCTGAAAGGATAAGGCAGCACTCATGAAAATGCAACTCCGTGGATTTGCCGCCGCCTTGCTGCTGGCAGCCCTTCTGGGGGCCTTGGCCTTGCTTGTCAGCGGGTTGCTCGCGGCCTTGGCGATAGCTGTACCTGTTCTTGTTATTCTGGCCGTGCTGTTTGGAAAACCAGTGCAGGAGGATGACCAATGACACCACGTGATTTCAGGGCCTGGCGGCGAAAGATGGGCCTGACCCAAGAGCAGGCGGCTGAACTTCTTGGCATGGGCCGTACTGCTGTATCACAGTACGACACAGGCAAACGCCGCGCCCCGGCAGAGGTTATAGAGACAGTGCCCCGGTATATTGCGCTGGCATGCGCAGCCATCAGCCACGGACTTGCGCCGTATGGTTCGGATGAGGAGGAAGGCCGCTAGGCCTTCTCACAGGCAGAAATATCGGTTGTGAATCCGCCGCTCCCGATCAGGTCATCGGCATCTATGCCAAGGATATTCGCCAGACTGCTCGCCATAATGGGCGACATAACCCGACGCCCTGTTTCCAGTTGCGAAATATAGTTCGCCGTACATCCGGCCTTCTCTGCAAGGCTTTTCTGTGACAAGCCTCGGTATGTCCGGTAGACATGCAGCGGGTTCTCACCGTCCAAAAGCCTGTTGACCAGAGCGGCTGGCCATGTCTCTTCGTTCGGGTCATGTGTGGCAAGGACGAGCGCGGCGAGATCCTCATCGCTTAAGGCCGATTCCGCTTGTTCTGCGAGCCGCCGGAATATCTCAAACGGCAGCACCACCCCTACCGGAGAGCCTGTGTGGTCCTTTATGACCGATACTTTCAGCATGGTATCCTCTTATAGGTTAGTAGGCGCTTCCGCGCGGGGCTATCTTCTGCACATCCAGCACGAAGCCGTCTTCGGAATAAATAACGCGGTATGTACCAACACGCAGGCGGTACATACCCGTACCCACCAGCGGCTTTATATCCAAATCGGGCCGCGCGGGATTTTCTGCCAATTGCGTTATTTTTTCCCGAATTTGGTGGGCGCGGTCCCGTGGGATCTTTAGCAGGGCCTTTCTGGCCGCCCTGCTGTATTCAATTTCAAGCACCGCCCGCGATCCTCACCAACCTTCAGTTTTGGCAAGGTACTCTGTAAAGATGTCTGTGTCAATATTATATATTACCTCTGTCAATATCGCAGTATGACTGTGGCATACTATACAGCTAAGCCGCTAGACCTTCTCACAGGCAGAAATATCGGTTGTAAATCCGCCGCTCCCATCGATTGTGTGCGTAACATCGTCGGCGATCCAGTTCATGCGGCAGATCTCCGGGGACCAGCCGACAAGGTTCAGCGGCATTCCGGCGCACAGGTCGGGCTTGCCGAGCGCCAGCGACAGAGTCAATTCATTGGCGCCGCGCTGGCGCTGCTTCCACGCTGCAGCCGCTGCGTCCTCCGCATCCTTGCGGCTGGTGTATATCTTTTTAAGGGTCTTGACCGATCCCCCCTCGCGACCCGCTATAACCGTCTCGGTAGATCCTGTTGACAGGTTATGCCACTTGGCTGCGATGCCTGTTGTTGATCCCTCGCGATCAGACGTGCGGAAGCTGTGGCGGTCGCTGTCCCGACGGTTGATGGTTAGAGACGGCATTGCCGCCCCAGAGGCCGTAACACCGGACGCGGCTGGCAGGAACAGCAAGCGACCGGCCTTGATCGTTGACAGCGCGTCATGATCTTCACCCAGACGGCTGATGAAGTTGAGGTCGCTTTCGTTGGTCTGGTCGATGTGATCGATTGCAATTGCCGCCAGATCCGGGTGAATGGCGGAGGCCAATCCATGGCGCTCGGCAATGGATCCAAGAACTGAACCAATGTTTGTCGCCTCGTAACTGGCCTCGCGCTGGTCCTTCAGCGCCCCCTGAAAATCAGCCGATCGCGCCGTAATCCGGATGACATCCGGCGGTCCCTCGTGTCCGATTTCATCAACAACAAACTGGCCCTTGTCGACGAGGGCCTCCCCCTTCCAACCTATCGCCAGCGACAACCTGACGCCGCGTGCGGGCAGGGCAATCGATCCATCATCAAACACACTCAGTTCAAGCTGGTCTGCCTCCATGCCGGATTTGTCCAAAAGTCGAAGCGCGAGAAGGCGATGCGCAAAGGCTGTTGTGATGTCCCGGTCTTCCGCAAGGATACGCCAGTCCGGTATCATGGGCGGCTGTCCATCAGGCGGCCAAGCTGGGTAATATCATCTGGATAACGCCGCAACTTCAGACTAAAGCTAACCTTTTGCGGTGCTCCATTTTTCAGGATATGGGAGCGACCTTCCTCAACAGAGTCAATGACCCACGGCCCGAGATTTTCACCCGTCCCGGCAGTCAACAGCCATGCCTTGCCGGTCGCTGCCATCTCGCGCAGCCTATCCAGCGTCTCAGGCCCCCCGGAGACACCGCGTGCCAAGGTGCCATCAATGGTGACCGTCTCTGACCCCGGCCCCGTCCACTGCAAGGCGGGCGTATAACCGATCCGGGCCTTTTCCTCCCATCGCTGCTGGGTGGACCGCTTGATGCTCTCGAACGGGGCGGTTTGTATCGAGAACGTAAATAACCCGAGCGACAACAACACAACCTAGTCCTCCTCGTCATACATGCGGGCGCGTGCATTCGACCGTTCGCGGGCCATCATCTTTTCAAGCTCAAGGCGGACTGCACGCGCTATGTCTGTTTCGGACTGTCCCGCAGCCGCATGAATCGTGATGGATACGCCGCCCATATCAACACCATGGCCCGAAGGGGCCTTGGCAACGGCTGCGCCGGAAACCGTTGCGGCGACACCGGCGGTTGCTGCAACCTTGACCGTCTTTTTGGCCAGATCACCACCAACGCCGGACAGGGCGCTTCCGGCAGCAGACACGGCTTCACCAAAGCCGCCGGTCAAGCGGGCAATCATATCGCTGACCCAAACCAGTGGGGCCTTGATCGCTTCGATCCCGCTTGTAATGCATCCCCAAGCCTGCGCAAACGTGTCGGACAGCCCCTGCCACAAGGCACCCAGATAACCGGCAATCGGCTCCCAGTTTGAAACAACAAGTCCAAGCGGGGTCCAGGCAAAGGCCGTCTTTATGACGTCCCATGCGCCAGCAAAAATACCGGACACACTCTGCCAGAGGCGCGCGAAGAAAGCCTTGATCGGCTCCCAGTACACAACAATCAACGTAACGGCAGCGGCGATGGCCATGACCGCCAGCACAATGGGGTTCATCAGGAATGCGAGATTCAACTGCTTTACCCACGTCAGAAGAGCCGGAAAGACAGTTTTGGCCACCGCCCCCATAAACCCGATGGCCCCGGAGAACAGACCGACACCACCCCCGGCAAGTCCGGCCTTGATGCCAAGCGAAACAACCGCGAAGCGCAGAATAGCAATGGGGCCTATAATGGCAGCCGCAACGGTTGCAAGGATACCGCCGACCAACACAAGTCCAGCAACAGATGCGGCAACCTTGAACAGGGTCCCGGCCAGTGCCGGGTTGGCCTTGACCCATTCCGCTGTCGACCGCACCACAGATGTTGCGGACTGAACAAGATCGCGCAATGGAGAGGTCTGGGTTTGGGACAGGGTGATATTCAGGCCCTCGACCGCTGACCAGAAGCCCTGAATATCCCCGGCGGCATTGTCCCCCATTGTTTTGGCCAAGCGACTGGCCTCGCCCCCGGCTTGTTTCAGAACCTCTGAAAATTTGCTGATAGCCCCCTCACCCTCACGCTCCACCAAGGACGCCATGGCCGCCCCGGCTTCGGTTCCAGCAATCGCCGTGAAGGCGGCCAGACGATCCGCACTCCCCAAGTCCTTGGTACCCTTGGCCACATCCGCCAGTATTTCTGTGATGGGGCGCATGTTGCCCGCCGCGTCCTGAGTCGCGACCGACAACTCGAGCAATGCCTTCCGCGCACCGCCCGGCGGGCTGGCAAGGCGGGAAAACAGGGCACGCAGGGCTGTACCGGCCTGGGCACCCTGTATCCCGATATTGCCCAACAGGCCAGACATGGCCGAGACATCCTCGACCGACGCCCCGACCTGACGGGCAATCGGTGCGGTATACTTCATGGTTTCACCCAGCATCCCAAGGTCCACATTGGCCCGCGTAAAGGTTGCGGCCATCACGTCCCCGAGCCGTGACATTTCCGCAGCCTCAAGGCCAAAGCCCGACAGGATATTGCTGGCGATGTCGGCAGCCTCACCAAGGTTGGTATTGCCTGCTTTTGCGAGATCGAGCATGCCGGGCATAGAAGCCAGGATCTGTTTTGCATCGAAACCGGCCATAGCCAGCTTTTGCATACCTTCAGCCGCTTCGGACGCCGAGAAACTGGTTGTTGCCCCCAACGCCATCGCCTGCTGTCCCAAAGCCGCAAATTCCGCCGATGTTTTGTCGAGCCGGGCGACAGCGCCAACGGCTGACATTTGCTTCTCGAAGGCAATTCCGTCGCGCAAGACCACACCCATTCCGGCCAGCATTCCACCTCCGGTTGCAACACCGCTGGCTCCGGCCATCGCCAAGCCACCTGCCCGAGCCGTTGCCCGATCCATACGGCTGCGGGCAATGGCTGTCGCTGTTGACTTCTTTTGCAGGGCCTCAAGTGCGCTGGCTTGGCCCTCCGCAGCCTTCTGGACTGCACCCAGATCCTTCTTCAGGGCTTTCTGTGCCGAAGCCAGTTTACGTGTATCAATGCCCGCCAAAGACAATTCACGCCGCATGGAGCTTGTTTTTTTTGCCAAATCAAACTGAGACTGCTCCAGCCTCTGAACCTCTTGGCGCGCGAAGGCAAATGCACGCTTCGCTTTCTTGCTGTCCTCTCCACCAGCCGCCAGCGCCCGTCCCAGATCACGGGCCTTGCTCCGCGCCGCATCCAGAGATGATGTGTTGTCCCGGAGCATTTTTTTGAGTCGGGAGAATTCACCAACGCCCGCAGACTTTTTGTGCAACGTCTGTAACTGCTCGGACGTCCCACGCATGGCCTCCTTCAGCTTCTCCGCCGATGACCGCGCCGTCTTGAAAGGCGCGGTCATCTTGTCGACCGCCGCCATGGTTACCTGAATCTTCAAATCACTCACGGCGTAAACTCCTTTGCCGCGCGGGCCTCGGCCTCTGCGAAATCAATCGCAAGCGCATAGGCTTCGGCATAACGATCCAGGGTCAGGGCTTCAAAAACCGGCGGAGGAAACGACCCCGGAAACACTTTCATCAAAATTCCCCAAGCCATCAGGGCGTCGTCGGGGATGCCGTCTCCGCACGTTCGAAAAAACCGGCCACCGCTGTGCAAACCGCCAGCAGGTCGGCTGCGCTCATCCGGTCGAGGGCTTCCTGCGTCAGGGGCTCTGTGGTGATGCGGAGAACAAGGGCAAAGATTGCGGAGGTATCAAATGAAAAGACCTCGGTCATCTTCAGGCCCCGCAAATCACCGGCCAAGGGAACACGCAATTTCAGCGCCGTTACCTTGCTGCCATTGACCGTGATCGGGGTTGTGAGTGCAACAGTTTGCATCGAATGAACTCCTTAGTTGGATAAACGTATTAATATTAACTAGATGCCTATTTTTGGGAGATCCGGCATGCCGGGCAGACCTATAGCCCGTGAAATCGCGCTGGCTCTGTCAATGCCACCGACCAGTTCTGTGCCGCCGAGCATGTCGATCTCAACCAGCTTCGAACCATTGGACGAGTAGCAGTAGTAGGTGAGAGGCATTTCAACCTTCATTTTTGCCATGTCTTTCGCCTTGATCGTGCCCATGTCAATCGACTTCCAGCGCCCACGAACCGTGATATCGACCGCTGATGTTCCAACACCGTCGGCAGCCAGACCGGCAGCAACAAAGCGCACACCAAGCCCGCCAACATCGGACAATCCCCAAGCGCGCAAAACATCGGAATTGAACTCCCCGAGAGTGAACTCCATCTTGAGCGGCTCCATTCCGAGATCGACAAGAACCGGACCCGCCATCCCGGCAGCCCGCCACTCTTCCGTGGACCGCTCCAGCTTTGGCAGAACGACTTCCTCTGCGATTCCCGCCATACCCCGTCCATCTATGAACACATTGAAATTCTTCAATATCATCGGCAACATGCTGTTATCTCCTTCTGTAAGGTCAGGCCGCCATGGCCGAGGCAAAATCCATCAGGTATCCGTCCGTGATCTTCTGCTCGAACATCAGGTTTTCAAGCGGAGGGACGGGTGTGTAATCGTAGGAGACGAGGAGCTTTCCGGCCTTCAGCGTCGTGGCATCGTTCCTGGCCGGATCGAACCAAGCATTGCCGCCGATCAGATATCCATTCCGGACCAGTTCACGCATTTTGGCGTTGACCCCGTCAACAATGTCACGGGCCAGCATGGGATGAAGCGGTTTGTCCATCGCCCAGAAATGGGCCTCCGCCATCGTGTCAGCCAAGATATGGGCTGTCCGCGTGTAATTCTCGAACGCAAACAGGGGATCAGCCGAGCAGGTCCGCGACCCCCAGAAGCGGTACCCGTCCTTGCGGATCAATGTTGTGACATCGGCGGCGTTCAGAAGCCCGGCATCCGTGGCCGGATTCTGCAGATCCCAGAACACATCCTTGCTGATTCCGGTTACGCCTTGAACAACGACGTTTGATAGTGTCTTGTGCCAACCGATGTCTTCGTCAATCTTGGCCCGCAGACCCAGTGCACGGGCTGTCGCCCACTCTGTCCGGCTGGCACTGGACGCATTGTCCCATGACTGGAAGTCAGGCCAGATCACCATCAGTTCGCGGTTTCCAAAATTCTGGCGGTAGGCAATGGCCGCATCCCGATTGACGCAGCCGTGGGCGGCGACATAGGCAAAGGCACGGGTCTTCGCGGCAATTGACGCAAGCTCGACGGCAACGGGCTTTGTATCCAGGCCAGGCGCTCCAAGAATACGCGGCGTCAGGCCGAACATGGCCTTGGCAGCCGTCAATGCCTGCAAGCCGGTTTTCATCCCGTCAGCCGTTACGCCGCCAATCACGTTGGTTGTTGTTTTGGCGGGCGTGTCGCCCTCCGGGACACGAACAACAACCGTTGCCGGGTTCCCGTGATCCTTGATCGCAGCAAGGACATGGGGGAGCGTGCCAGAATCCCCCGCCTTCCCGAGACCGGACATAATGTCCGTCAAAAGCACCGGGCGGTTCAGCGGAAAAGCTCCGGCATCGGCATCGGCACCTGTTGCAACAAATCCGATAACGGCACTCTCTATGGTCCGGATGGGGCGAATACCGTTGCTGGCTTCAATAACGCGGACGCCATGATGATAATCGGCAGCCATGACTCTCTCCTTCTTGCGTGGTTTTATTCACCGTCCGGCGTGTGCGGCCAGTGCGTGTCGTTGTAGTAATCGGGTGGGATGGGGGGTGCGGCTTCCAGGGCGTTGCAGCGCTCGCGAATGGCGGCGCGAAACCGGGCGATGGGCGCGGGGACGGCCTCGCCGGTTTCAATCTGACGCACGACGTACCAGTCCGTCGCCGCAAGTCGGCGGCGGGCTTCGGCTTGCACCAGTGCGGCAGAAGGCAGTACGGCTTCAGCGGCTTCAGCGGCTTCAGCGTCCGGGGACACCTCTGCGGTGGTGTCTGGCACAGGCTCAACCACCCACGCCGTTCCATCCCAGCGGGCCTGTTCGCCCTCGGCAAGCGCAGGCGGCGGGACGGTGACGCACCCGGCTGGGATCAGCCAGGTATCCGGCGAACGCGGATTGCGGTCGCTCTCATCAAGGATCTGTTCACCGGCGTAAAGGTCGTTTTGTGTGCGATAAACTGTTTGGGACATGACGGGCCTCAGCGATATCGGATGCAGGCAAGAAGGGCGATGTTGCGGGGGCGGGTTTCGGCGCCGCCTTCACTTGAGGTTCTGTGGTAATTCGGGTCTATGTTGCCGTTGGGCCAGATTCCGTACCCACCGGTCGTTGCGAAAAATGCGCCTTGGTTAAAGGAACGACCTATCGAGACGTGACTGTGGCTTTCGAAGTCATCCGACTGTGCACTTCCGAACGCGCGGCCTGAATCCACGCCCCGCCCGTCATCCCAGCCGCGCAGGAATTCACCGCGCAGGTCCGGCACGGCGAAGGTTGTGGAGCCGTCACCACTCCCGAATGTGGTTCCGATCACGGTGAACAGTTCAGGGTATGCGGCGCGGCTCAGGAGCGCCCCGTTGCACTTCAGATACAGCGGCGGCGGCTCCTGCCCGGCATGCATGATCACGCTGCCCACCGGAGCCGGAAAAGCCTGTGCCAGTGCCGCAGGCGTGACCGCCTTTTCCGCATCCGTCCCGGCCTTGACCTCATCCGCCGTCGCCAGCCGGACGATGCCGGGTGTTATGGGGGTGGCGGCGGGGATGGTGGCGGCATCCATGGCGGCCTTCAGGCCCGCCGGGGTGACGGCCAGATGGGTGGACGACCCGGCGCGGGCCTCGGCTGTGGTGGCCAGTTCCACCAGTCCCTTGACAGTGGTGGAGGCATCCGGCGGGCTGTGGCCGGGACCGGCATGAGAGGCGATCGCGGCGGCGACCTCTGCGGAAACATGATCACGGGTTGCAAGCACCACCGACGGGTCAATTTTCAGGGTCACGGCGCTCACGTTGCCGTGCTGCAAAATCATCCGGCAGCACAGGTCCTTGCCCACGCCGTCATCCAGTTGAGGCTTGAAGCTCTCGGGGTATTTGGCGATGGCAATCATGGTGCCATCAGCGTCAAACACACCGGCCTCGCGCACGGTCCAGCCGCCGACCCGCGCCGGGATCACCGCCTCGACGGTCAGCCAGGCGGGGTTTTTCGGGTCGGTGCGGATGGAATTAATTTCGGTGCGCCAGACCTCGCGGCGCAAGGCGGTTTGATCCGGCGTCGGGTCATAGGCTGCGCCGTTGCCATCGCCAAACGCAAAATGGCTCAAGACCACTGGTTTTGCGGTGGCGAGGGCTTCGGTCAGGCGGGTATGACCCGCGTCGGTTACCAAAGTGTAATAGTGTGGTGCGCTCATGCGGCCTCCAGCGGATAGGCAGTGACCGTTTCCGCGCCGTACAGGGCGGCGGCCATCAGGGGGGCGGGGGCGAGGGAAACCGGATCAACCGGGGGGGCGGGACGCAGGCAGACGGTCTCACCCAGAAGCAAGGCCGCCGCCGTCTGCGGGGTTGCGCCGGCCTGCTGCATGACCACGCGCAGGGCGGTCATGCGCGAGCGAACATTCTTGGACGCCCGGATCATGGACAGGGCTTCCTCGGACAGCGCGGGCGAGACCGGGCCCGGTGTGGCAATTTCGGCGGTAAACGTATGGACGGGCGCGGGCGGGTCAGCCTCAAACCATTCGGTCAGCGTGACGTCAACATCAAGGGCCTCAAGTGCCTCGCGCACCGCGCGCCGCGTCCCCTTGTGGCGGTGCACTTGAAACGAAGCCGCAATCACCGCCCGCTTCCGCGCCTCCGGCCAGTCCGGGTTCCATACATCCACCGACAACGCCCACGCGAGCCAGGGAAGAAACGGTGCCGGGCAGGTTGCAGGATTCCAGATATCGCGGATCACAATATCCAGGGTGCCCAAGCGAACAGCGTCGACATCGGCAAGCAGGCGCTCAAGGTGTGACGCCGATGGGGGGAGGAGGTTATCCGCCATGGCCGCCCCCCTGCCGCACAACCCGAATGCTGGTGCACTGTGCCCAGCCGGTTTCACCCGGTTCAAGGTCTGCGGATGGTTTTGACAGATGAACCTTGCGCACCCCATCCACACGCAGGGCCTTGTACAGCCCGTCAAGGGTGACCGGCTCACCAAGGCGGCGCTGGACCCGCGTAAAGGCGGTAACGGATGCTTCAGAAGCCGCCCTGACAACCTCTGAATCCGGTCCGTCATAAAGATCAAGGGCCGCCTCCACGCTGTACTCCAGCTTCGTTCCGGCACGCACCTGCAGGCAATCCGTAAACGGCCTTACTCCGTCTCCGAACCGCCCCTTCATGGAGGCAGCAACGGTGGACAGAAGGCTGGAAGAGGGGGTCCCGTCCCCTTCGCTGGACAGGATCGTCAGGATGACATGGCCGGGCTGTGGCGATGTGACCGCCACATCGGAGACACGCGGGTCGGCATTGAGCGCGTGATACACATACGCGCCTTCGGGTCCAGCTGTTGACAGGGCTTCGAACGCCAGTTGCACCCTTGAGCGGAGACGGGCATCAGTCTCATAAACCGGCGGACGGGGTGGCACCGCCTTCGGGTCACCGGCCTCGACAATCTGGCGGGATGTGGAGAAATTGGCGGCCAGAACATCCAAAGTCGCTCCCGTGGCTGTCGCCAGCATGACCGCGCGAACACCGTCATTGATCCGCTGGCGCAGAAGCAGTTCACGATAGCTCGCCTCTTCCAGAAGCTTGACGAGCGGGTCACTCTCGCTGTCTGGATTCCAGTCAGGAAGCAATCCGGCTGCATCCAGCCTTACGCGCAAAGCGGCCTTACGCGCGGCAAGGATTGTCTCGAAATCCAGTGGCTCAACCGCATCCGGGGCCGGAAGCCGGGACAGATCAATAGAGGCAAAGCGGCTCATCGCACACCGCCAAGGACCGTGTGCGCCGCAATATTCAGATTGGATGCACGAACGGAAAGAACCGTACGGATCTCGGCTGACCCATCAGCATGCACAACAACATTGCCCGACACCACCCGAACCCTTGGCTCCCAGCGGGTGATAGCCTCGGCGGCTGCGGCAATCACGGACAGGGTCCACGCCTGTGAGCCGGGGCTGTCGATCAATTCAAAGATATGGGACCCATAACCCCGACGCATAACCCGCGTTCCAACGGGGGTGCACAGGATGTCTGCAACAGAATTGCGAATATCCTGCAACTCATTCACGACAGTACCTGAAACGGGATCAATGCTGATTGTCATCGCGTCCTACGGGTGGCTGTGATGGTTGCTATTCGAACCGCCCGCCAGAATGTCACCGCTGGCGTGGAGGCTGCCGTTGACCGTCACGACGCCGGTCACGGCAAAATCACCGTTCAGGCTGAAGCTGCCGGTCATGCTGGTGGCACCGCTGCCCCCGCCGCTGGCAACAATTTCGACTGTCTGGGCAGCAATACGGGCTGTCGTGGCGGCTGAAATGTCTACGGACTGCCCGGCGCTGGCCCTGACATCGCCGCCCGCGTCAACCGCAACGGACCCGGGCGTCCGAACAGACAGGTGTTGCTGCAAGCTGTCGTAGGCAACTGTGGTGCCGTCATTCCACTGGATGACATCCAGACCATCCGATGTATCCGGGGGCGGCAGGGCATCGGAATAAAGCACCTGAACAATGACGGCATTCGCCGGGTTCCCGGACGGGCAGGCCAGAACAACCTGCGTCCCTGTCCGCAAGGGTCTCCAGCGAATAAAATTCGCCCCAATCTCGGCGGGATAGGGCAACCACCCCGTCTCGCGCCCGGAGATGGTCGCGCGGACCCGCCGCCCTTCATGATCAACACGGGTAATGACGCCGAATGCCACAAGGTTTTCAAGCCGTCTTTGTATGTCAGCCAGTCCCGCCATTACCGGATACCCCGCAAGGCTTCGATGATGGTGGAGCGGATTGCCTTTCGGTCCGCTGCGGGCAGACCCAGAAGGGGGCGGGCGGCATAAAGGGCAAGGCTGCCGTTTTCCGAAACCGTGTCTGTCCGTCCATAGTGATGAACGGCAGCCACACGGGCGCGGTGGCCGCGCCAACCAACCTCGACCCCATCCGCAGTCGCTACCAGCATCATTCGTCTTGAATCGCGCAGCCTGACCATCATCTTTTTCGCGGTCCGTATCCGCCCCCGGTTGTTTCGCTTTCGCATCGGCCAGCGTTCGCCGTCCGGACCCATATGACGGGCCATGCGAGCTTGGTTACGACGCCGCATAATTTGACCAAGGCTGCGCATCAGCTTCTTTCGCTCGCCCGGACCCAGCGCAACCAGAGCCGAACGAAGCCAGGCATCAAGAGGTTCAAACGCGTCATCACTCATGGACAGACTTCTCCAAGCTTCATGACATCCGGGGCGGACACTATCCGCAGGCGCACACCCCCGGCTTCCGGACTGGGGGCAACAATGTCTTCAAGATCGATAGTGAGAGAGATATCCACGCTCTTGTGGTCAATCACATCGACCAGAAAGCGGATAGCTTCGTCGGACACATCAGGATCAACCGTGTGCAACCAGTCCAGAACCACAAAGAAAAGAGCCTCGGGCGCACCTGTGTAGTCCGTTACAATCAGGTGCGCGGTATAGTTCATCACGAATGCATGGTTACGCGGGCCGCGTCGGGACAAGACGGATCCCTTCTCCGCGAAAACAAGCAGCTTGTCAGGAGCAATCCCCAAAGGAGACCCAAGGACGGCTTCGCGTATATCACCCAGCTTCTTCACGGCTCGTCCT